CGTCCGCGCCGATCGAGAAATCAGTGTCGGCGACCAGAGTGACGCTTTCAATACCGTCGCTGATCGTGACGCTCTCCCCGACAAGCACCGTGACTGCGGTGATAGTGCCGGTTTCGTAACCGATACCCTCGACGAAGATGCGCTGGCCTACCTTGAGTTGACCTGCCGCGATGGCCGAAGCGAACGGGTCGGTGCCGCCACCGTCGATCGTGCGGGCGGTTGCACCGAAGCCGATGTCGGTGTTCTTGAGAATGATAACGTCGTTGGCGTCGGCCACGGTCGTATACTGGCTTGCTGCTTCGGTGACGAGCGTGGTTGTCGTGATCGTGATCGTAGTAACACCGGCCAAAAAGGTAACGCTTTCGATCTCGACGTAATCATTGTTCTGGATGTTGTTGAAGCCTGAGAGCTTGAGGCGACGCCCAGCCGTGAAGTAGGCCGAAAAATCACCGCCCGAGATGGCGATCGTGTCGTTGCCGGTGATCGAGACCTGCACGCCACGGAAGAAGTCGAACTCCATTGGACGCGACCATGTGCCCATCAGAACGCGCTGGAGGTCGAGGTCGGTGGTGCCTGCCGCAAATTCCCAGTTGATTTCACCACCGGACATTGCTGCTGTCTCGATGACCGAGGACACCATGCGATCAGCGCGAATTTCGTCGGAAACAACAGTTTCCTTGGTCGCAGCAAGCGACGAAGACGTGAAACGACGGTTACGAGTAACGCCGCTCGCCGGGGTTTCGCCCCATGCAGCGTTGCTCTCAATGATTTCGCGAAGGGAGGCGCGGTTGGATTCGGCGAGAAGCTTGTTTGCCATGTTCGGTTAAACCCTCAGTTAGGTGCGTGGAGGCATGGCCCCCGCATTGAGGGCTGGAAAAGAGATCATAATGGTAAACGAATATGGTCAACTTGTCAAGCAAAAATTACCTTTTACAACCAAGAAAACCATGGTTCCCAATGAATCAGATTGTGATCTGGACTGGCTCGATCGTGTCGCGTTCGAACGGCACCCGAACCACATAGCAATACCAGCCTGACGACTTTTGCTCCACATCGCCTTCCTCAGCCGCGCCAAAGCGATAAGACGAACCATCTGCATCGCGCCCCTGACGGAACTGGAACAGGTCTCGGAAAATGTCACCACCCCGTGTCAGGATCGCCGATCCGGAGTTCTTCGGGGCCCATAACGTAAGCTGCACGAAACCGATATAGCGGACACGCACGCGGCCGCGTCCTTCGCCACCCACGATGATCGGCTTGGGACCTGACTTGATGTGGAACTCTGCATAGGGTGCGTTCTTGGGAACATTGAACTCTTGGTTCGGATACGCGATCGGGCGGTTCACAAGCGCCGGGTTGGTTTCCGCCTCATTGAACATGATTGTCGTGAGGTAAGCGCGTTCTGTTTCTTTGCTCACGAGAGCATTCCTTTCGATCGCACCAAGGCGTTGATATACGAAGACGTGAGTCCGAACATGCCACCCGGCGAACGTGAGCGCAAGGGCGGTCCCGGAAGCAGTCCCTTTTCGAGACCAACAATGTCCGGAGAGTTGTTGGTCAGGTAAATTGCGGCGAACGGATTGGCGGTCAGCCCTAGCGTTGTAAGGCTCTGGGCTGCGGCCGCTTCGTTCACACCGCGACGTGGTTCTTGGCCAAGCGCCATGGAGTTTGTAGGGCCGGGCGGGCCGTTGTCGATTGCGTCGTAGGTGATCGAATTTGATGTCCCGATCGTCCAAATATAGTTTCGAACAGCCTGACCAGTGTTGACCGGGGTAACCGACTTGATGTGATTGTCGATCTCAGTCACCAGCCAAGAGACACGCTGGGCAAACTTGGCCTCAAGCTTGTCGATCGAGGCCAGCGCGTCACTGCGAGCCCGCTCCTTGCCGATAATGCCTGTGCGGGCCACGTCTTAGGTCCGGCAGATAAACAGTATCACAAGGCTCCCACCGGGCACCTCAGCACGTTTCTTGATAGTCCACTCAAGGCCCGATGCTCGAACGACTCGATCAGTGTCGGCTTCCGGGAGCCGTGCGAGAAATTTGCCCGGAATAAGAACCTTGGCTTCCGCTTCCATGACCTCATAGTTTCTCACGTCCTGATCAGTAACTTTACAGATGACGATATTCTGGAGAGGCACGTCGTCCTGATCGTTAGTGGTCGTGTCCGTGGCCGGGTCATAGACCGGCTGGCCGTTGATATAGCGCAGCGTGATGTTCTCGGTAAGCTCACCTTTACCGAGAACATTGGTGAACGCATTCGCCACCTGATCGTCGAGAAGCTTTTTGAAAGTCATTAGTGCTTGATGATCCGCTTAGGCCCACCACGGCCCATCGAGACCCAGCCAAGGCCACGCAGAATGAAACCGATCTGATCCGGGAACTTGTAGGTGGTGGCATACGGATCGAAGCGTAGCGTGATCACGTCGGCCTTGAGCATGGTGAGGTTGTTGTTGGTGTTGACTTCGTTCGGGTTGAACGTGATAAGGTGATTGGCCAGAATCGCCACCGCCTGCTTCACTGCCAGTGGAACAATGTCCTCGTCAACCGGAAGGTTCTCCCGGTCGGTCACGCCGCATCGAGGCCATGCAAGGCCTGATGTCTCATGCATTTTGCGGCCGTCCCACTTGACACGCTGGTCAAGAATTTGGCTGCCCCAGATGATGAGGTTGGCCTTGGCCACATCGTCCAAGAGTGTCCACGCGCCGTTGGCGCTGGCTTGATATGAGAGGATGTCGTCGATCTCTTCGACAGTCGCGTAGCTGTTGGCTGTCACGACGCCGGTGCCATCTTCGACTACGAGAGTTGCCATGTTTTAGCTCCGCTTGCAAAAAGCGCCCGGCAAGCTACCTGCCTGCCGAGCGCTGGGATGTGAAAGAAGGGATCGCTTAGTCGTTACGGCGGCGGCCACGGCGGCGAGAGCCACTGGCGTTGCTCCGCGAACGGTTGTTGCGGTTCGAGCCCATGTTGGAGGCGTTCTTTGCAGAAACACCGCGCCCACCGCTGGAGCTACCGCCGTATCCCTTGCCTTTAGGCATTGGTCAGTTCGACGATATTTTCGATGATGGTCTCGCGCTTCGCGAGGTGGTGTGGTTTGCGGCCGAACTTCTCTTCGATGTAAGCGGCGGCAGCATCACGGTCTTCAAGGTGGGCGAAATCTTCGGCGGTCACCGGCGGCTTGGGTGCATCTTCTGCATCGTCTTCGGTGCCTTCATTCTCGACCGGAGCGTCTTCTGCGGCTGGTTCAACAGCGGCTGGCTCAGCCGGGACTTGAACAACCTTTTCGATAATGGTTGGCTTGGTGAAAGTCCAGCCAGCATGTTCGACGAGATCGCGGGCATTCATCTTCGACATCTCAAAGGCATCGCCCTTTGGGTCGTAGACTGTCGTGGTGTTTGGGTTGCTCATTGAAGGGCTCCTTGTCAGGCCGGGAGGAAAAGGGCGGCGGGTTCGGCCGCCGACCAATTCTTATTCAGCAGAAAACCGCTTAGCGGATGATCCCACCCGCGATGAACGCGTGGTAGTCGAGGATCGGTGTGGTGCCGCCCAGAGTCGCAGTGATCTTCATGAACGCAGCGGTGGACAGGAGACCACGAACCGTGTCGAAATCGACGAGGAGGACGTGCTGGCCCGTGCCAGTGAGGGTGAGCGTGTGCGTCACGGTCGAAGCCGAGAAAGCAGCGTCGTCACCGAACACGAGGGTAAGCACGTAGGTTTCATCACCGGTTGTGGTGTCGATCGCATCGACGTTCACGACAACAGCGAAAGTCTGGTCGGCCAGTTCGTTTTCGGTGTTCCAGTAACCGTCAAGCTGTTCGAGGGCGTAGACCTCGGAATCAGCCGTTGCGGTGATTGCGGCAGCCGACTTCGCACGAAGGGTAATTGCCGGTGCGGCATCGAGCATATACTTGAACTTGCTATTCATCTTCGCCATTGGAAGATACTCCTTGGATTGGGGTTAGTGGAGGGGGGAAACTAACCCCCAAGAATCTGATTGAGACGTGCCAGAGGCAAGGATGGGGACGGACGTGAGCCCGTCCCCGTTAACCTTACTTCTTGACGGCGGCGTTGGTGATGCCCCAGATGCGAGCAGCGGCCTTGCCGTGCATGACGGCCATGGCAACCAACCACTCGACGCGGGTGCGGAACACCGGCTGTGCGTCGATCTCGCCGAGGTCACGGACATCCATGATGCCGTTCTGGAGACCTACGATCTTGCCGTCGCCGAAGCTCACGACATAGATCGACTGAGACACAACACCACCGCCCGGACCGGCTTCGTTGAAGTCGATGATCTTCTCACCACGCTCGTCGTCCTCGGTTACGAGGATCGGGAGATCGTTGTAGAAGCCGACGCGACGACCGAAGTCGTCCTTGTCCCACTGGAGGTCACCACCCACGTCGCGGTCCTTCGCGGCCTGCGAGAGCAGGTTACGCATACGCTTCGACATGACGATGTGCGTCGGGTCGTCAACGCGGTCGATCGCTTCGTCGAGGGTTGCAAGGCTCAGCGCGCCGTTCGCGTTCGGCGAGGACTCGTCAGCGGCGAGAAGCTGGTAGCCACGCACACGCTTGCGGAGGCCGTCGAAGGAAACGCCGTCGTCGCCATCACCATTGATGAAAGCAGCCGTGATCTTGGCACCCATGGCCTTGATCTGCATGGTTTCCTGACGCGTGCGGACGCCGACGCCGTGCGTCTTGACGAGCGCGGTGTCAACGTCGAGTTCGCCGCCAGCGATACGCAGGGTCTCGCTCTGCGGGTTCACGACGCCAACAGATGCGTCATAACCTTGGTTGTAGCCACGGAAACCGACGCTCGGCAGCTTTGCTTCCTGAGCATAGCTATACGAGTTGCCCGGAATGTCCATGAGCGGAAGCGCAGCCATGAGGTCCGTGGAGCCAGCGAACATCTCGATGATCGCCTGACGCTTGAGGTCCCCATCAATGAGCTTCGATGCTTCGTGAAGAGTCAGCATTGAAAAATATCCTCTTGATTGGAAAGTGATTGTCGTCGGCCGCCATCGACTGGTGGGGTTGATGAGACCCCGACCAGACGGCCATCAGTCGGGGTTAAGCTTGTTGACAGTGACCGACGACGAACCTTCCAAACGAACTTGGCTTACTTCTTCGAAGCGCCCAGCTTGTTGGCCAGTTCGAGACGTTGCTGAGGGGACATCTCGGAAATCTGCTTGGCGGTGAAACCGCCAGTCTTCTCTTCCTTACCACCACCAGCACCGCCACCGGCGTTGCCTTTGAAATAGTGCGGTGCTTCGTCGCGGAGCTTTGCGAGCCATTCCGTAACAGTCATCGGGCTTCCGCCGTCAGCACCGTAAATCACGCTTTCGCCCTTCTTCGGAACCAACCCACCGTCTTCCACGCGGAAGACTCGGTAGGCACGTTCGAGCACGTCCGGCAGGGCCTCAGTGCGAACGCCGCTTTCCGGAACGATGACCGCCGCAGTGACTTCCTTGTCGATATGCGTGCGGTTCAGGCGCTCGGTCAGCGTCTTGGCTTCGTTTTCCTTTTCCGCCAGTTGACGGTGAAGGGCCTTGTTGTTGTCCTCGTAACCGTCCTTGAGCACCTTGAGGCGATCCTGAACGGCCTGTTCGATCTGGTCGTCGGTCTTGAGTTCGCCGTCCTTCACCCGCTGGGCAATGTCGCGAAGTTCCTTGACCTCGTTCGTGAAGTGGTCAAAGTCTTCACCGGCGATGTCCTTCACGCGAGCAAGCTGCGGCGTCATCGCTTCGACGGTCTTCGACAGTTCGATGTTCTTGTTGCGAAACTCTTCGAGCTTCTTGTTCGGAACGACATTGACGGAGACTTCTCCGGTTTCTTCGTTCGTCTGGGCAAACTCTTTCAGACCCTCCGGGACTGCTTCGAGATTTAGGAAATTGATTACTGGCATTGAAAAGTTCCTCACCGAGGGACGAAAAAACGTAGGAACACTACGACCTCCGGGACCCTCCCGGAGGATTTTCATTTTCCACTGCACGCGCTTGCGGACTGCGGTCGAAAACCATGGGGGAATGCTTATGCTGGTTCCCCCGGAACCTTATGTTGGAAAAGTTACCGAGAACACGACGTTGGACCCCAACGCAGTTCTATCGGAAAGATGGCATATAGTGTAATAGAAATTATGCTAACTGTCAAGCAAAAATTGCGCTTAACCGAAAAAAGTTACTTACGAGGTTTACGAATCGCCTTACCACGGCGGTGACGACCCATCTCTTCGCTGATCACCTTGTCCAGCGCGTCAGTGTCTTCGCTTCCATCAAACTCATCCAGATCGTCGGCCCAAAGACGGTCCCTGATGCGTCGATCCAAATGAAGGTCGTATTCGTCAGACATTATTCGGCTGGTGGCTTGTCTCGGGTCTGCGCTTGGCGGGCGGCGGCCGGGACAGGTGGGATGTCGGTGTCATCTGGATTGTTGCCTTGCGCCTGCTTCTCTTGCGACTTACGGTTGGCGGCGGCCTGTCTTTCCTTGGCCTTGATGTCCATTTCGTCGCGCTTGGTCTCATTATCGTCCAGATCGCGCTGGAGTTCATCCTGCCGCTGAGCACGCGAATCCGGGAAGCCTTCCTGACGGCTCTCGAAGTCCGGTTGGTTCGGGAACTGTGCTTCATCTTCGAGCATCTTCATGAAAATTTCCTTGGTGACGTATTCCGGAATAACGTCGGCCTTAAGGAAGTATTCGTAGATGATCTCGATCGGTAGAAGGTTCGCCTGATACATCATAGTGATGGCGCGGAACTCACGGGCGGCTGCCTGATCCAGTAGGAAGTCTTGGTTTACGCGGAACTCAAGGGCTTCGCTGGGCTCTTCGTTCAGCCACATCGACAAGATTTCAGCGAGTTCCGTAAAGTTCTCGTTGAGAACCGTGGTGACATTCAAAAGCAGTGATTGCTCGTTGCGGTCTTTAAGCTTCACTTGGTTGTCGGACTGCCCGGCTGTGTTGGAGTCTCCGATAAGGCGACCGCCAAGTGATGCGACTTGTGTCTCTTTGTGTTCAAGCGCCTTTTCAAGGCTCTTGAGGCCTTGGCCGTTGAACTCGATGATACCGGCTTTTTCGTTAGTGCCAATTTCCCATACAACGCTCGGGCCGATGTGATATTCGTCATCTTCCGAACCACCGGTGACGTAGTAGACCGGGTTTGCCGTGTAGAAGCGCCCATGCTCAAGCTGAGCATAGGTCTTGTAGTGCGACATATTAAGCGTGAGAATGTCGAGGATCGGCGGCTTCTCGACCGACGAGAGGCGCGTCGTAGCGTTGAAAAAGCGGAAGGGGATACGGTCCATCGGCACGCCATAAACCATCGGAGTCGCAACGATTGGCTCTTCGGTCAGGTCAGCGTCTTGTCCCGGATTCTCGTAAAGCTCCTGCTGATAGACCATACGATCGAAATTTTCGTCCCAAACGAGACGCAGGATGCGATACTTGATGTAGAGGTGGCCGTAATTCGGGTTCGGCTTGGACTCGTTACCTTCGAACGTCACGATCCGACGGTCGGGCTCGAACTCTCGCAGGAGGATGAAGTCGAACTCGTCTCGGCCATCGATCTCGGCCGTGGACCAGTCAAGGATATTCTCACAGGTGTAACCTGCCAAATAGGGCCGCACAAACGGTCCATCATTAGCCGATTTGTCAACCAGAACGCCATAGCGACCTACCGACAGCATTTCCTGTGCGACGACCTTAGAGAAGACGTTAAAGCTCAGTCCGTCCTTACTGGTGCGACGACTGATCTGCTTGAGGCGAGGCCCGGCGTTGAGCAAACGGGCGTCACGACGAAAGATCGAGCCAGTCAGGCCCGTCACCGTCCGATACACCATGTTGTAGAAAACAGCGCGGTCAAGGTAGGCCGAGTATTGCTCTTCGTCCATACCTTCGGGCTGGGGGAGATACATTTTGCCGTGGCGCTTAATTTCGACTTCGCCGATCATAGCGTGGCGGATCGCAGTCCAGATTTCTCGCCAGTTGTTGTAGTCCCAGTTTGAGAACTGCGGCGCACGCTCAATAAGCTCTTGACGCGAGCGAAGTGAGGCATAGTGGGCTTGGCGGTTATGAAACCGCTTCACTTGGCCTTTAGTCGGGGGAGTATAATCTGGCATGTAATCTCTGAAAAGGCGGCCCCCGGTCCTTATGATACCGGGGGCCTAGTCGGAGGAGACAGGCTGATGAAGGGGGCCACCCTATCTGAAACAATCCCCGCGCTTCGATTGGCACATGCGTCCTACCACGCGTGGGACGGGCTCACCCTCTAGGCCCCGCTGGGACCGGGCTCGCCGGGACACCATCGCGACAGCTTTTTCTGTCCAGATTGACCGGCAATAAGTTTACCTGTCCCCGCCGTGCTCACTTCCGCTCTCCCCACTTTGGCAGCCGACCAAAGCCGCTACTCGCCGGGCCGTTGGAGTGAGTGGTCCACGTCGTTTACAGGATAACCACTGATCGATGATGCAAAAGGAATTTCAAGTTGATGTTAAAGCTAACACAAGACGTTAACTATGTCAAGCAAAAATTGCGCTTACTGATCTGATGATTTGCGGGGCTTGATACGCAGAGCCCGTTCGAGCCTCTGCCAGAACTTGAGCTTTTCGAGTATCGGGTTGAGCCAATCGGTCAGGATGCAGAAGTTCCTGTTCTGCGGGGGCTTGTGGTGAACCGCGTGGCTGCGGCCAGATTGGATGACGCCGGTCTTCTGAAACACCTCGATCCAGCCGCCTTGGCGCTTGTGCGTCCACAGGTGAACTTCATTCATCATCATCCCACCAAACGTGGCGAAGAACCACACGACACTCGGACCGAAGAGCCACAACCAGATAACGCTGATCACCCCGGCCGCGATGAATGTCGTCGAGTTACGCGCCCAGAACGGTGTTTTAGTGAAGTCCATAGGATCGGTGTGGTGTAGGTCGTTTGGCTCCAGCACCCACTTGTCGATCCACCGGTTTGTCGGCTTACCGATGCGCTCCTCCCACCAATGCAAAAGCCCGCCGATGAAGTCGGCGAGAAGCCAGCCGCACAGGGCTTGTCCAATGAACGCGAAAAATGCAAAGCTGATCATCGTGCCTCGCTCCACTTATCAGCAAAGGTCAGGATGAACTTGCGGTGCTTGTTGAACTGTTCACGAGCGAACGGCTCTTCTTCCCGCATCTGGCGTGTGATCTCTTCGATCGGAACACCCTTGAACTGAGGATAGAAGCGCAGCGAGCCTGCTTCGTCCGCTAGCTTCTTCTCGAAATCGGCGTTATAGAGTTCGACCGCAGCAATGACTTCGCTCATCTTCCCGCGATATTCCACCTCTTGTTTGATGGAAGCCGGGAGCAAAGCGCTGCCAGCCGCAAAAGCAAGCAAAGCGAAAGTCCACGCGATGCCCGTGTTGACCGGATCACCAGCCGCAAGCAATGAACCAACGCCGCCAATCGTGAAGAAATACGCGAGGCGGAAACCTAGCATGTAACGCCACTCGACAAACTCCTGTAACAACGTAGCCAGCGGGTGAACAATCCGCGTGCGCCGGATCACAAGCCAAAACGCATTATGTGATGCGTAGGAACCCTTAGGCTCCTTTAAGAATACAGGAGGTCTGATAATCATAGTGGTGGTCTCTTGGGGGTTGACATGTTTTCAAGTTATGGTAATGAGGATTCGTCTGCGGCCTCGTAGACAATCCGAGAGACTGCCCGGCGCGCCCATTAGCCTGAATGCGCCGGGCACCTTTTGGAAAATCGTTGAGGACATTCATCCCCCGAATGACCCTTCGAGTCGTGAGCGCCGGTGGGGTCCATCCTAGTTCCCCACCGGCGATTTACTCCCCAAACAGATCGAGCACTTCTTCAATGACCGGGTGACGGCAAACGTCATCACGTGTCAACTTGACAAGTCCGATACGCTCGTAACGGAGGGCGGTTTCGTAGTCATACGAAGCATCACATGCCACCTCGGCATCGTCATTGTCGTTATTGTCGTCATCTTGGCCCGTGATGCCTTGCATACCTCCGGTGATGAAACCCGGCAGCGACGGCTGGCGATTGCGCTTGTCTTCAAGACGGTAGATGACATCCCCGAGGCCCATCTTACCAATGTGACGGTCATACTGGTTGATGTCGCCCGTGATGATCATGTTACAGCCTTCCCCGATCCGGGTCATGAGCATCTTCATCTGTTCCGGCGTGGCGTTCTGCATTTCGTCTGCGATCACGACGCAGTTCTTGAAGGTGCGTCCCCGCATGTAAGCCAGCGGTGCGATCTCGATCGTCTCGTTGGTAAGCATCATCTGAATCTGGTGCATCTCATAGCACTCGGCAAAGACATCAATGATCGGCCGGGTCCATGGAGCCATCTTCTCGGTTAGGGTGCCCGGCAGGTAGCCTAGGTCATCACCGGTGGTGACATTGGGACGAGTGATGACGATCTTCGTGATGTCGCCCTTCTGGAAATCGGCGATGGCCTGACGAACCGCCATGTAGGTCTTACCAGTTCCGGCTGGTCCTGAAACGATCAGAATATCGTGATGGTGCTGGCGGAGCTTTTTGAGATAGACCTTCTGGTTTCGAGAGTTGGCTTGAAGTTGTGGAGGACGCTTTTTGGTCATTACCGACATCGGATGATCCCTGTGCGAAGAATAAGGAATGCCTTGATCCTTTGGATATTTGGAAGGGTAGAGAGTTTGCTTTTTGGCGGGTGTGGTGTTCGCCTTGCGATGGGCTCGCTTTTTGGTGGCACCAGTCCCGCGAGCTTTGCGGGCCATTGGCTCCCTCTTTGTGTTGTTGTGTCCGAGAGTGATGCGCCTATGCTATCATAGGTCCTCAACCCAAATAGCGAATCTACCGGAGGCGAAATGGAAATCGATTTTTTCAGAAGGGTATACCCCATGGGTCCCACCGAGGTGTGACAACTTTGTTGGTGCCCTAGGGGTCTGAACCTGTGGTTACCTTCGTTGAAAAATTGGCGGATGTCGGGGTTACGTTACGGCATTGTGGCTTTATGCCGAGGGATCACGTGATGCGAGTAGGACGGGGGCGCGTGATGAACAATATCAACTTTTTATGCTGACAAAGGGTATCACAGCTTTGATGAAAAGTCCACCTATTTTGTGTCAGGTGAGCGCCTAGAGCGCCGCTTTTTGCGACAAAGGGTATACCCTCTTGGGTCCCTTGCCCGGTCGAAAAATTTTTCAAGTTATGGTTAATGAATATTTACGTTAAGCAAAAGAAAAGGCGGACCTTTCGGCCCGCCTTTCGTTTTCCCTTGGGGCTAGGCCTTAGCGGATCACCGCCTTGGCCTGCACCCCCTTGTTGCTTTCCAATCGGTCGGCATCCGAGAGAGCCTTGTTAACCGGAGCCTCAATTTGAAGGCGGCGGTGCGGCCACTTGGCGCGGGCACGAGCCTTAGCTTGCTTGAGGCTAACGGCGCTAATGTGGCCCATGAAAACCGAATGATTCCAAACCGGGTAAACTGGCATCTGATTTTGCATTTCGGTGTCTCCTTGCTTCCGATGACTCAGTAATACCGATTCGGGGTGATTCGGTCAATACCTAAAATCACTTTATTTCGCTTTTTGTTTACTCGCTATTTACCATAGCTTGTTCCCTTTGGAAGTCAGCGGCTAGGCGTGCAGCCCTGCGCGCCCTCGCCTCGGCGATCGGGCGATCGGGCCAGCGTCCGAGTCGCTGGCCCTGCACATCGCATTCCCATTGATTGCGACTAGCCATCAGGGTAGCTTGTCTAGCGTGTTCTGCACAGCAGCCACAGCAGCGAATAACGTAGCACTAGCAGTATAGGCAACACATACAGCAGCCACAGCAGCAGCAGCGCGCACAGCAAAGCCGGTGAAGAGAAGTCCTGCAATTCGTTCGAAGCTGTTCATCGGTCTGTCTCCTTAATTCCGATGATTCGTTCATGTCAGAACGAAAGTGATTCGTCAAGCCACTTGTGCGGGGCTCAATTCTCAGGGGCATTCCGGGCCCTGCTATGCCAGCAGAGCCCAGAGAAGCCCTTAGGGCGCTATTCCAGCGCTTCCACAGGGTAAGCCCGGATCATGGGGCACAAGCGCCCCTCGGCGTTCTCAGGGAAAAATTCGGTTCGCACAAGGTCGGAAAGCTTGTCAGCATCCGTCCAGCTAGGCGCACTAAAACGAATCGTTTTCGGCTGATTCGACAAGCCTAGGTGATAGGCGAGTCGGGGATTTTTCAGGCCGTGTTTTTTCGCAGCCGCCAGCAGCGCGGATTCGTCCTGCGAATCACTGATTCCTGTTCCTGTCAATTCAAAGCGTTTCATCGGTCTGTCTCCTTAATTCCGATGATTCTCTCCTGCCCGAGTTTAAGAGATTCATCAATCCCTAAAACATGGTTAATTTCTAGGCCGTTTTTGTTAACCATACTTGGTAGGCTCGCGTTAACCTTAACACCGTCTTTCCAAGTATAGTTAACGAAACGGCAGATTTTGTTAACCATAATTTTGCGTAGGACAAAAAAAAGGGAGGCTTTCGCCTCCCTTTGCTTATTGCGCCCAGTCAGGCGGCTCCTGTCCTGCGATGTAATCGGCATCCCAATCCGCTTGGCAGTTGAGTAGTTTTCCCGCCTGATAGTCCTGATATCCTCAGCGTATCCTAACGGATCGGCCAGAAAAGCAAGTTCATCGTGGTAGAGGTTAACGTGACTATCAAAGAACCCCTTAAAGGGATAAACGTTGACGATGGTGACGGTTTCGACAGTGGCCATTTCGTGTCTCCTTGGTTTCGATGATTCGTTTTTGAACGAGTCCAAGTGATTCGTCAAGCCATTTATTCAAGTTCGAGTCCATCGGCGAGCATTCCGTCAATGATGTCGTCAGCGTAGCGATGTTCGATGTTGAGGATTCGCCCGTTCCACATATAGCTAGGCGCATCAACATTTTCGTTGATCCAGTCCTGAGCCGATTCGGTCACAGCGATCACTTGAACGATAGAGCCTGAGTCGATGATTTCAATATCGTGAGCCATTAGCAAGCCTTCCATTTGTTAATTGCAGAGCGGGGGGCGATTTCGCGCCCATGGTGGGTATAGTGTGGCCCGACGTAAGGCGTAATGATCGGCCTGCGTGCCTGCGTGCCTGCGACCTTGCGAGCGTAGGCGCGAGCGACCAGCAGCGCGCGAGCGCCGAGGAAAACCACGAAAAGGGCGATCAGGGCAATTGCTTCAATCATCGAATGTCTCCTTGGTTTCGATGATTCGTTTTTGAACGAGTCGAAGTGATTCGTCAACCCCTATAATTCAAAAACTATGGTTAACGCGGGGAAGTTAATTTGTTAACCATATTTGTGAACCAAGTTTCGTTACGCCGCGTTAACCTTAACACGGCCCTACCAGACATGGTTAACGAATCGGCCGATTTTGTTAACCATGTTTTCGCAGAGGGCAAAAAATGGGAGGCTTTCGCCTCCCCATTTTTAGGCGTATTCTGCGAGTCGTTGCCCTGTCAGATTCAGGAAAAATGCAGGATTGAATGGTCCCCAATCCGTCGCCTTAGGGCCATACAGCGCGCCCCCGAGCGAATCGACATATGCAACGCAATCTTGCTCCAGCACCTCACTAAGGATTAGCAGCGCGTCACCGTCAAGCCCTGCGGACAATTCGGCGACAAGAGTCGGCTCGCTGTCCGATTCGTGGACAGTGTAACGTTGCACGCGGCCACCGAGTCGGCGAATCTGCGTGAGAGCACGCGGCACAGAAATAAGGCCGCCTTGATTCGAGTGAAGGCCGATATTGATAAGATCACGCATTGAATGTCTCCGTGGTTTCGATGATTCGTTTTTGAAGGAGTCCAAGTGATTCGTCAACCCCTATAATTCAAAAACTATGGTTAACGCGGGGAAGTTAATTTGTTAACCATATTTGTGAACCAAGTTTCGTTACGCCGCGTTAACCTTAACACGGCCCTACCAGACATGGTTAACGAATCGGCCGATTTTGTTAACCATGTTTTCGCAGAGGGCAAAAAAATGGGAGGCTTTCGCCTCCCTTGGATTTAGCGAAGCTTGGCTTTCGCTTGGACTCCGCGATTGCTTTCCAGCCTGTCCGCGTCGGAAAGCGGCTTATTTATTGGCGCTTCCAGTTGGAGGCGGCGACCCGGCCAAGCCTTGCGAGCGCGCTCTTTGGCCTGTTTCAGGCTTACCGCGCTGACATGGCCCATGAAAGACCGATAGTTCCATACGGGGTAAACAGGCATTTGGTTTTGCATTGAATGTCTCCTCGGTTTCGATGATTCGTTTTTGAAGGAGTCCAAGTGATTCGTCAACCCCTATAATTCAAAAACTATGGTTAACAGCGGATAGCACAAAATTAACCATATTTATGAACCCGGCGTTAACCTTAACATGGGGTTAAGAGTTAATTCTCCGTTAACCATATTTGTTGTTTGTTTGTTGTGATTCGGTCTGCTATCAAGAGCAATGGCCACAGGAAGGCGATTCGTCCCATTTTGGGACGGGTCTGGCCGTGCCATGGTTAACACGTCGGTAACCATTCGGTTGCGATGGTTAACGGATCGGTAACCATGCCCGTTAACCACGGGTAAAATGGGCCTGATCCAAAACCCCTCCACTCCATAGCAAAATGACCTCGCTCCATAGGAATCGAAAATGAGTCCGCTCCATAGGAATCGAAAACGCGCCGGGTCCATAGCTGGCCCGACGCGTTTCCGGAGATTCACCCTTAGAAAGGGGCTGCGAACAAAAAGAGCAGCAGGGCGATGAATATCTTCACGATGCCTTCAACCAACTCCATAGGCTAGGCCTCGCTTTCGTAGTCGGGGAGTCCAGCCTCGGCGCGCTCGGCGTCGTAGTGGCGAAGCACCATTGCGAGAAAGTCCGGCGCGTGATTCATCCCACTCTGATCTGCCAGATGCAATAGGTCCGTTATCATCGCGATACATGCCGTAAGCAGGTCGTCATCGCTTTCTTTATGGGCCTGATACTCGGCAAGGCCCCATTCGGCAAACTGGGCGCGGTCGGCCAGTTCGACGCGCTTGTCGCCCTGCGTTACGGCGTTACTCATGCGGCGACCCCTCTTCGAGGTCTTCGAGAAGCCAGACCTGCGGGAGGGTAACGCTTTTCTGGATCGTCATCGCGGGCGACAGGCTGAGCGCTGGCATGTCTTCGGAATACGACTCACCAGTCACAACAAGCCCTTCGGCGACTTCTTGGCTGCGGCTGGAAAACTCGATCCCAGTCTGTTCGTCTTGCAGCTTGGCGATCTGCACTTTTGCTTCGTCTTCGCTGTCGGCCACCACGTAGACCGTGGCTGCGATAAGGATTTCTCCTAAGTAAAGTTTCGTCATTGATGTTTCTCCGTTTCCGCTTGATTGTGGTGATGCCTTTCTGCCTAAGTTCGAATGATTCGTCAAGGCCCTATTTCCTCAGCGTTAGGGTCCCCTTAACTGTGAGCGTAGGTTCCCGGCCCTTGTTCTGAGGCTCAGGGTCCCGTTAACCTTAACGCGGTGGTAACCTCCAAAGAAAAGGCCGGATCGCTCCGGCCTCTTCTCATATTTTGAACCAGTCCTGCTCTTCCATGTCGATGACCAGCGTCGCCTCGCCGTGTGTTGGGTTGTGCCACGTTACCCAAGCTTCCCATTGCGTTAACTCATTGTCCGTGGGCGTGATAGCGTGAACGTCCAACGGGTCGCAGTTGTCGGCGATGAATTGTAGCACTTCTTCCTGCGATTTTGTTAGCTTGATCTTCATCAACTCTCTCCTTTGTCGTTCAGGTCCACGATGATCGTCGCGCCTTCAAATTGACGGGCGCTCTCAAGGGCCACATCGAAGCTGTCGAAGTCTTCCGAATAGCCGCGCTCTCCCGGTGGGCCATCAGAAACGCCCCATTCCGTTTTGCCTAGCGATTCGGGCGGGAAAACGCCGTCGTCGATCTGGTGCTGTTGGATCGGACTGCCCTCGATCAGATACAGTGTTTTGCTGTCTGCGAGCGGCCCTTTTCTGGTCCGTGCGGCGGCGAGGGCCAGCGCCTCGTTGACTTGCTTGGAGTCAGCAACACCTTCGCGAAGGGCGTCGCCCAAGGCAGTGCTGGCCTCTTCTTCAATCGGATCGATGATCCCTGCCTTGACGCCCAGCAGATATTGCGAGCGCGCCACGAGCCGCAACGCGGCAGTGTGAATAGGGCCGGTCTCGGGGTCGCTTGTTTCGGTGTCCAGCGTGTTGGTTTCAGCCAGAATCTTGAAGGCATCAATCGCGATGCAAGCGAGCCTACTTAGGTTGTCAGTATGCATGCGTAAGCCCTCCGATGCTTGGGGTTGCGAGTGTAAGAGCCCTTGCCCTTACGGTTGCGATGCGCCGCACAGCGCGTGATGCGGCCCGAGCGAAGGGCGGCGGCGATAGGGTTGTGTTTCGCGTTGCTCATCGGTTGTCTCCTTGGTTTCGATGATTCGTTTATGCCATGGTCCAAGTGATTCGTCAATAGCAATTTTCAGAAATAAACACTCAGCCCTGTTCTGAGGCTTAGGGTTCTATTAACCTTAACGCGGTCATAAGGTTCAGGAAAAGGCGGGGATTGCTCCCCGCCTCCCTCAAAACTCGGCGTAGAAGCCCTCTTCTTCGAGGATTTCCTTGGCCATATCCACGATCTGGCGGTCGGTCCCATCCCAATCTTCGTGGAGGCTGGAATAGTCCTGATCGGGTAGGTCGAGCACGCCGAGGCCACAGA